TCCTTTGCTTTTCAGCTTTTTATTATATGCCATGACCTTGGTGTAATTCCCAGTCTTGGCAGCTTCCTCTCTCAACTGTTCAAGCACTGCATCACTTTTTCCTGATATTCCCCCGGCTTTTCCGGTAGAGATTCTTTTCTCTGGGGCAGGTGCTTTTTTACTTTTTTGATCCTTTTTTCTTTGGCGTTGCCTTTTTTGGTGCTTCAAGTGCATCTTCTTTTGCATCAGCTTCCTTTTGAGCATTAACAGCATCGGTTTCTTGCGCTGTTTTCGCTTCATCAATTAGCTTTTTCATGACAGCAAATTCTTCTTTGGTTGTATCAGTACTAAGTTTGAAAGCATCTGGATCAATATCAACCAGTTCAGCAAAAGGCGCAAGTGCTTTGACACGTTTCCCAAGCATCATTGCTTGCCCTGCTTTCTTCGCTTTTCCAGCATCTTTGTCTTCTGCTTCTTGACGTTCGTCATCGACCTTCGTAATGGCTTTTGACTTTTTCAGATTGATTTCGCGCACCTTGTTTGCTATTTTAGCATTTTTTGCTTTGCGTTCATTAATCTCTTTTTCGTCTTCTTCGTTTACAAATTCAGCATTTCCACGGTTAACCATATCAACAGCAACCACACGACCAATATTTTTCACTTGTCCGATTTCTAAACCGAACGATTTCTTGGTGATTCTAATATCAACTTTATTTGACATATTCAAGTGTATTAAATGGACCATTCAACGCAAATGGTCCATAATTAATATTATATAGTGATAGCCGTCAACGCCGTTGAAATGTCTGAAACGTGCATGAATGCGTTTTGCTGGTTTGTTTTTACCAACATGTTCAAACGTTCGTATGCTTTAACAGTTACAATTTCCTGTTCGAAGTTGTCGTTGTTCTCATAAGAGAATTCAATTGAAGCGTTTCTTCTTTGGTAAATCGCCGCTTTCGTTGAATCAAAGATATAGAATTCGTTTTCAGGAACGTTTGGATTTGGTATCACTAAAACGTTTCCATCAATCCAAATGCTTCCGCTTCTGTCTTGGAAAATACGAGGGTCAACAGTACCTGATTTGATGTAGTTATCATCACCATCTTTTGTCAACTTCATTAATGTGTAATCTTTAGGATTAACATAAACAGTGTCAGCCATGAAAGAATTTTGTTCACCGAATGCCATGACTTGAGCAGCGGCAACAACAATCAAATCAATGATAGTAGCCGCTTGAACGCTTGACGTGTAAACAGCTGCAGGATTTGCCGCGTTAAACGTCGAAGAATAGAAGTCAATACTTGTTGTATTTGGGTTAATACCATCAGCAAGCAAGAAATCGTTATCAATCTTCAATTGAAGTGAAGAAGTAAGCAATTCACGGATTTCACCATCAACAAAGTCATAATCTTCTAGCATATCGATACAAATATCAACCATATCACGAACTTTCGTCGTTTGCAACGTTTTAGTTGCCCAAGTTAATTTTGTGTTATGAGTCGAAACACCACACATTGCAACGTTCTTTGCATCACGTACAACTGTCGCTTGGTCTCTGTATTTGATGTATTCCTTGTTTGTAGGAACAACACGGATTCTGTCTTTGATGTACGTTCTTTTGTGTGGAATCTTGTCTGTTCCTTCTAAAAATTGTGCATAAGCAACACGATCACCGATATCTGTCGGCCCTTGTGAAGCCTTCATTGCGATGTCAAACTTAACCGTTCCTTTTCCTGATTTCGTTAATTCTTTTAACTCGTCTTTGTACTTTTTCAACTGGTCAACAACTCCAACAGCTACTTCTTTAGGTGCTGATTCAGTTGCTTTTTTAAGTGCAAGAAGTGTATGATCGTTTTCTTCGATCAAAGAATTCATTTGCTTTTGTAGTAATTCTAAAGTTTTAGAATCAGCACTTTCGGCAATCGCTTTGACAATCATGTCACTGATGTCTTTCTTTTGTGTTGCGGAATCGAATCGTTGCTTTTCGGCAAGATAGGCTTCAAGTTCCTCAAACTTTAACGCATCTTTTTCTTCCTTTGATTTCTCTGTAAAATCAGGAATTAAGATAACTTCACGCATTAGCCCCGCGCTTAACATTGGTGACTTGTACATCAAGGCACTGAACAAACCCATTGAAACTGTCACCGATCCGGCTAACATTTCATTTTGTGTTCCAATTGCAATCAAGCCGTAAACGACTGAAAGCATTACTACGGCTAAAACAGCCTTAAACATTCTACTTTTCATTTTTTATGAATTTTGCATTAATAATAATTTGCGTTTTTGTTCTTCTTCATCAAGAGTGTTCGCCAACGGCTCTGATTGTTCTTCTTTTATTTCAAGAGTGTCTTTCGACGGCTCTGAAAGGTCTTTTGAAAAAATTGATGTTGCGTCATTTGATCCACCTGCAACAACAAGGCTTCCTTCTTTATAAATTTGTAATTCTTCAACACCCCAAAAATAAGCGTCTTTTTCAACTTCTTCTTTGTTAGATATTGAACCTATTCGTTCATCATAGTACTTCTTTTCAGCTTCAAATCCCTTTTCAGTTGAATCAATACCAAGAACTATCTTGTGATAAACCATTCTAATTGAATTCTCGAAGTCAGCAACCTTGCTTTCGATAGCCTGAAGAACATCTTTTCGTACAATCTTGTCTTTGTTTATCTCAAAAACAAGTGCTTCTGTTTTTCCAACGTAGTCTTTCCCTACAACAGACCAATCAATCGATTGAACCGACATAGTAATATCTTTAGGCCATGCAATGATTGAATCGAATTTGATTTCATGATCTAAAGCATAATGAATTTTTCCTTGCTGATCCTTCACTGTTTTAGTGAAACAACCGTCGAAATGACAGTCTTTGTGTGAATCCAAATATCTTGTTGTTGATATAATTGGATAGATAAAACCTTCTTTTGCTTCAATTCCTGCTTTAATGGTAGACGTTTTCATCGGTGCATTCAAAGAAAATAATTGACCTTTTTCCGCTGACTTGTGAACCTGTGCTTTCTTGATTCCGATGATTTTATCAGCGTTCGTTTTCAATGCAAGGTGCATTTCTGCTTTCGTCTTGAATTCTTGCCCTGGTAACTCTATAGCCTTAAAGATTTCGTTCATTTTGTCACAGATTTTCCAGTAGTTTTTGATTTAACATCTTGTAAGATTTTAGACTTTAAAGGTGAGTTTTTCACGCCTTGCATCTTTTTCTTAACATCCTTTAAATTTTCACACATAATGTTACATTATTGTATAAAAGTAAGAATTTCAACAATAAAATCATATTTTTGTTTTAAAACAATCATTTAATTTTGAAGCATGGCGCAAATTACAAGTAATAGTTTTAGAGGTATAAACATCTTCAGACGCGGAAACGACAGGTACACAACAACACCAAACTTGATCCCTAACTTGTTAAACCTATTCAATAAAAGTGCTGACTATCTTTCAATTGACGGCCATGAATCCGAAATACTTAAGACAACGCCCCAATTGAAAGCGGTTGTTTATAGAAAGGCAGAAATGATTTCAAACGGTAAATGGGTACATTATGGCCGTGATGGAAAGCCAATTGATAATTCGCCAATTGTTAAACGATTAAACAAACCAAACCCATTTCAAACGGGCCGTGAATTCATCATTCAAAATTCTGTTCAAAAATCAACATACGGAAACGCATTGACATACATCTTGAAAGGTTCGAAACTTGCACCTGTTCCGTCTGCTTTTTGGAATCTTGCACCGCAATTCATGACTGTTGAACGTACAGGAAAGATTTTTAACATGACTGAAGAATCTGAAATCATTTCTTCTTACAGATTGAACTTTGATTCAGCAACAGGAATTTCACAGGAAACATTCGAACCGCACGAAATCCTTCACAGAAATATTCAAGATGTTGATGATCCCATCGTTGGAACGTCACCACTTCACGCAATCAAAATGCCCTTGTCAAACATTCGTGGTGCTTATGGTTTCCGTAATGTATTGATTACAGAAAAAGGTGCGCTTGGTATTCTGTCAAATAATTCAAAAGGAAGTGCGGGTGCTTTGCCATTAACAAACGATGAAAGAAAGAAAATTGATACCGCATACACTAGAAACTACGGAATCAGCGAGAAACAAAGAAAGGTGTTGTTGACAAATGCATCTTTATTGTGGCAACCAACAAGTTTTCCAACGAAGGATATGATGCTTTTCGAAGAAGTTTCTGATGATTTCCGCGCAATAATTGATGTATACGGAATGGATGAATACTTGTTTTCCGTTGGTGGTGTTGGTGGCGGTTCCACTTATGAAAATAAGAATTCAGCGAAGAAAGGCGTTTATGAAGATACAATCATTCCTGAAGGTGAAGACCTTGCACGTGGAATGACAGACAAATTGAACCTGGAAGACAAGGGTGAATGGTTGGAACTGGATTATTCACATCTTGCAATACTTCAAGAAGATCAAGTTTTGAAATCAGAAGTTCAAAAGAACAAAGCAGAAACAGCAAGAACAATGAAACAATCGAACGGACTTTGGTCTGATGCTGAAATCAAAGAAGTTGTTGATCTGATTCCCGAAAAGAAATAAGCACAAAAAAAAGGGAAACTTTCGAATCCCTTTTAACCTAACCATTCATATTCACTATGACTGACAATATAGTCATTTGTTTTTAAGTGCTTCTATCTTCTTACCCATTTCTTCGTAAGACTTCTCGAGTTCGTTTAGTTCGGTGTTTGTTTCAATGATGGTTGCCCATTGGCCGTTGTTAAATATGCACCATTCGCCATATCCTAAACAGTGTAACATGTTGTTGTGAAATTCCATATTTACCGAACCTACTTTGCCATTATCACGCTTAACTGCACTAGTGTTTACTCCACCTTTAACCGCTTTAAATTCTACATTATAAACAAACCCTCGTTTAACCGCCTCAGCTTTTAATGCTGTCTCTACTTCGGTGTGGGTGGCTTCTTGCCATTCATTTGATTCAATCATGACTATAGAATTGCCCCAACCGTACATTTGGTTAACACCATAAGAACAGCCAACTCCTTGTTTATTTGCTATTGTACCTGATTTATGCTTGTACCACTTACCAACTCCTAGTGCAGGTAATAAACCCTTGTCTTTCTTGAATTGTTCTAAGTCCTTCCTAACTGTTGGGTTTACCTCGCTAAGAATATAATCCTTAAACTCATCTAGTAACCCGTTAACTTCTTCTGTGTTAAATGTTTTCATGTTTATTGTTTTTCTGAATTATAAGGAAAGATTTCAATCAATGGCGACACCTTGATTTCAGGAATTTCGAAGGTAACCATCAGTGTTGACAATGATTCTTTGATTCTTTGATATGCCTGTTCAACAGATTCTGCAGAAACCAAGAAGTTTTGCGTCACCTTTTTTGCTTTGTCTGACTCCCCTTCTTCAATTCCTTCATATTTAATCTTCACTTTGTACCACACATCAGCGTCATCATACGCAAAGATGTCATGTATTTCTGTGCGCACTATCTGAACGACGTTGAATTCACCGCGAATGATTTGACCTAGTTCTTCATAGATTCGTGCTTCAGCGTCTGTAAATGTCATCGCTGAAAGAAGATAAGGTTCTGATACACGTTTCAGTGCTCCGTTGTCAAGTTGTTTTGTGTACTTGACTTTTACTGTAAACCAGTTGTTCATAATTTAATCGCTTTTATAAGTTCAACATCAAAGTCAATCAACACCATTTTAATCGTAATGTCATCATACTTTTCGGCTTTGTATGTGTATTTATTCAGAAGTTCAGACCGTGAAATTCTTGAAGTGTCAGACAGTTCAATCAGAATTGTTTCACCAAATTCGATTCCACAATTTTTCTTGAAGTGGATTTCATCTTGCATTAGATTATAAACTGAAACTTGTCCTTCATGTGTGTTGCAATCGTTATGATTGACAAATACCACTTTTTCAGACTGTGGCAACATTTTGTTAAAGAATTCCGCGACACTGTTCTTCTTCACGTTTAATTTTACTTTTTTCATTTGGTTTGTATTTGTTTATTAATTTTCGATTTTGTCCAATTGATTTTGAACCTTATCTTTCACCGCCTGTTCAGCTTCTTGAAACTTGATGAATTCTTCACGTGTGATTATCATGTAATCATTTTTAGGTATAATGAATGTGACGTGACATTCTGTTCCGTTCATCATATTGACAAACTTATTTTTAGAATGAATAAAGACACTTTTGACGTGATGATTTAATAATGTATAAGCGTTTGATCCAAGAACAACAACCATTTCTTCAGGCATGTGTTGCTTTATCATTTCTGACGCTTCAATGATCTGATCTAATATTGTATCACTCATGCAACTGCTGAATTATTGAACCAAGCAAGCAGAATTTCTTGATCATCCAAAATGAATTTGAACCAATATTTGTCCATTGCTGATTGAACCGCTTGTTCGTGGGCCATTCCTTGACGTGTGTTTTCACGTACTTCTGAAACGACTTCGCTATATTTCGAAGTGATCGGTTGATTGATAGTGTTGTTCATTTGATGTATTTTAATTTGACTCCAAAGATAGAACAATATCCTTGATAAACAACAATTCAACGATTATATTGTCAAGTTGTTCAAAATGTTTGATTGTTTTGTGAAATAAAAAGCCGTCACCAAATGAATGATGACGGCTTCAATTCCTGTTTTGTGATGTTAACAATTGCAACCACCACCTAGATAAATCTTTTTCATAACTGTAAAATTAATTAACTCTTGCAAAATTGCTTTGAACAACTAAGATAATCAAAAAAGGCGCACCGTTTCCAGTGCGCCAACCTAAACAGTCGATGAGAAAAATCAACTGTGTTTCTTTATCAATTGGATTAATGACCAGATAAGCGTGTTTAATGTAGCGACTATCAACATAACAAGCACAACGTTGTAATTCCATTCAAAGCCCATTACGAACCACCAAACCAACGTGTGAACCGAGGCCATACATGTTGAACACAAGATGAACGGTTTCATGATGTATAGGATTATTTTCATAATGTTCACTTTCATTGTGTCATACAAGTGAACACCATCAAACGGCGCAAGATTCTTGAATCTTTTATCAAGTTCTGCTTCTAAATCCGTTTTCCTTTCTGATAACTTATCAAACGGCTTTCTAAGGAAATACAGAATCATTCCTTTGTCGGTGATTGCTCTGAAGCCTAAAGAGGCAAGCGAAATCAATAATGCGATGTAGAGAATGTTCATGTTGTTGGGTTTTAGTTAAAAAATGCCGTCTTTCCGTGCTGTCATGCTTCTAATGCTACTTAAATAACACCAACCATCTCGCAATAATGGTTGTTCTTCTGGAAAGTTTGAGCCTCCGACAGGATTCGAACCTGTGTGCACGGTTTTGCAGACCGCTACCTGACCACTCAGACACGGAGGCTTTTTTAATTAAAGATTACTTTCTGTTTGTTCTTTTGCGTGTATGAATAAATCTTATACTTCAGACAGATTTCGTGAATTTCCTGGACATAGTTTGAAATATACGCCTTGTCACGATGAACACCGTGTTCTTCAGTGTATCGCATGCCCTTGATAATGCTTCCTTTGCGCATTTGCATTGCCTTGATTGATGTCTTTTCCTTGTCGGTCATTCGGTTGAATGTCGATTGATTCAAGAACATCTTCACCCAATCGGACGCGTTGCAGTTGATCGTTTCCGTCGCTGTTCGCGTGATCTCTTTGTTTATTGGTTGTAGTGACATTATGATTTAATTTAAAGGTTGCGGTCTGTTAGGTGCATAATCACATACTTTTTCCCAAAGAGTAGTTTTCACTTCAAAAACGCTACTGTTTAAAAAGAAGAAATCATCTTCATAAATTTCTTGAATGTTTAATTCAGGAAGCATTAACGCACTATCCGTTGGAATTATATTCAATTCAAAAAATATTCTTGACCAAAATTCAAATTATTTATTTCTGAATGGTACGTAAAAATTCCTTCACAAAAACACTTTAACTTGAATAGTTCGCCATTGTATAAATTGTGTGAAATAATTTTAATTAACTCTTGTTGTGATTTTGTTATTTTCATAATGTGATGATGTATTAATTTGTTCCGCTAAGATAGCAATTATTTTGAATTTTGATCTTCATAGTCACCAAGTACTTGAACGAATTCGTCGTAAAGGTGTGGAAAGTACATCATAATCATTCGTGCAAGCCCTGCAAGCGCATCGGGTGCATCATCGTGCTTGTTGCCTCCTGTCTTGCGATATTCACAAAGATTGATCATGAAACGCCCGTATTCGGTGCGCTTGTCAAAGTTGTTCCTGAAATAGAAGTACTTTTTTATGAATCCTGACATCGTTTGAATTCTGGTGTGCTTGTTGCCCCTTGCGTACATTTCAATTAAACCTGTGACACCGTTCATTTTTGGTTCTTGGCTTATGCTCATTAATTGAATATACATTCCACCACCGAAATTTGATTCAACTTGCATGTATTCGGGTTTGTGAATATTGGTCATCAGGATCGTGTCAGTCACGTTGGTTTCTGTTCCTTCCTTAGTGAAAAGAACGTCATCAATGAACGCTTTACTTCCAATAAGTTTTGCAAATGGTGCACAATGATTGTCTTCACCTTTATCGGCAACATCAACGAACGCACAACATGTCTCAGCTTGGACCATGTCAACCGTTTCATCGTCAAAGTAGTTCAATTCATCTTTAGAGAACATCAAACCCTCTTTTGGTGATGGATCTTGTAAGTATTGAGAGTCGAAAACAACATCATTGACTTCGCGCAAATGCTCCAATTCCTTCAGGCTATGTTTGAACGGCCACAATGCAGAACCGTCTTCTTTTATGCATGGTAAAGAAAGAACAACCCAATCTTTTTCTTCAACGTCCATAAGATAACCGGATAAATCCATTTCGTGAAGACGTTGCATGATGACAATGATTGGCGTGTCACGTGAATTGGTTCTTGATCTTATGGTTGAATCAAAGCGATAGTTTACTTTTTCACGTTGCGTGTCTGAATCCGTGTCATCGGGCTTTATTGGATCATCAATGACAATTGCACCGCCAAAGTTTTCAAGATAATCAATATAAGTCCATCCAGTTTTATCAACTTCAGGATTTCCAACAGCACCTGCACCGAAACCTGTTACTGATCCACCTGCGGCCGTTGCATAAACACCGCCTTTTTGATCGGTGTACCACTTTTTTTTTGACTTTGAATCAGCCTTTAATTTTATAGGAAAGTACTCCTGGAACTCGTCAGATTCAATAAAATCCTTTATAGATTCTGAATTGTCAAGTGCTAAAGTATCAGAATACGAAAGGTGAATGAACTTTGCTTTGGCGTTGTTTGCTAGTATGTACGCGATAAAATTCTTCACAACAACTTCAGTCTTCGAATAACGTGGTGCAATGTTTATGATCAGCCGTTTTGTACGCCCCATGATAACGTCAACCAATTCATCAATTATCTGTTGATGGTGTTCGTTGAACTCAAATTTTCGCCCGTTGTGCTTCTTGAAGAAGTATCTGATGAAGAATTCAAATTCATACTTCAGTTTGTTTTGTATGAACTGTTCACGTGTTGCCATTCTTAAAATTCATCTTCGAGTTCGTTATTAAGTTTTTGACGTTCGTCTTTGGTCATTGTTGTCACTTCATGGTTCATACTGACTTGAATGATCTTTTCAGGCGCATTGAATCCAAGCATTTTTGTCATCATTTCAAATGCCTTCTGTTTATCAGCAAACTTCAATTCAACCAATTCTTCCGTCACTTTCTTTCCATTTTCGTCGGTGTAAGTCTTTTTAATTGACTTGTATGAAGTAATCAAACGACGTACATCGATAGGCAATTCTTTAAATTCTTTTGATGACAATTGGAAGGTTTCAGTGATGTCGGAAAAGGCAAAAGATTCAAGTGCTTTAATGATTTTTTCTGCTGTTATTCCAGTTGCTTTCGAAAGGTTGCTTTTGTGTTTCTCAATATAGGCTTGAATGTTTGCACTTGTTAGTAGTTTAGAAGCGTTCGTTCGTGCTGTTGAATCCTTTGTATTAGGGTAGGCGATTTTGTATGCCCTAGATCCGTTAAAATCGAACGCATATTCTTTACAAAAGATTTTCTGTTTCTCTGTTGGTTCTTTCATATCCTTAGAAGAATAAAGCGATTAAACGATACAAGAACGGAATCCACCAAAAGGAAGAAATGACAACGAAGATTGCGATGTAATAGGTCCAACGTCTACCAAGTGCTTGTTTTTCATGTTCGAATTCGTTGATTTCTGTCCAACTTGGAACGTCACGCCAAGGAAGGAATGCTTGAATGAATCGATCCGGCATGATGAAGATTGCAGAAATCAATGTGATTATTCCCATCCAAACGAAGTTAAGTGTCTTTTTCATAGTATCTAAGTTAGTGAATTTATGCTGAAGCCTTTGGTGAATAGTTCTTCGCGAAGAATTCAGCGTCAATAACTACGCATTTAAGTCTTGGTTTCACGTGTTTAAGCGTTTCAACTGCTTCGTTCCAACTATCAAGGTAGTGCAAATAAACGGTTCTATATTGGATCACCTTTGGAAGTTCAGGATCGAACAAGGCATCAATGAAGTTGTCAATGACAGCTTGCAGAACTTCACCTGCACGAATTGCGTCTTTAATGAACGCTCGTTTGTCAGAACGATTGTTCAGAAAAATTTTTGATTCAATTGCGAATTGGTTCTGATGTTCCAGGTTTGGAAGTGCTACTTCAGTAATGAAAAGTTGATCGTGCATGATTTGTTGTGTTTTTAACAAATTTACTTAAAATTTCGTTGATTGTATTCCGTTGCAATTTGTCCTGCTAATTCACCCGATAAACCGTGAAACTTTTGACCACGAATCAGCCACTTTGTGAACTTTTCGTCGGCTTGAATTCTTGCGTATTCTTCAATGAATGGTTCGGGTGTTGCATACCAAATTGTACAACCGTCTTTTGGTTTGTCAGACGGTTTCAAATATATTCTTCCTTGATCACGAAGCGAAGAAAGCCTTGAAGTGACGGTTTGGTGTTTCATGGAAAGTGCTATTTCAAGTTCTTTTTTTGTTGCTCCATAGTGCGTCAAACCTTTTATTACGTTCATGATTTGCGCCTCGTTTGTTGGTGCATTCTTTTTTGCTTCTTCGAATGCGTCTAATTGTGCGATTGTTGACATGATATTAATTTATTTAATTCGTCGCTAGACGAAAGTTTTTAATCCTTACAATTTAACAGGGCTGTAAGGTTTTCCTTTACTAAATCGGTTAATGGTTTATATTTCCTTGTTATGCTTAATCTTTAATTTCTTCTAATTCGGTAATTCTTAGCCATTTTTCCGAAGTATCATTATTGCATATAAGCCAACCATCTTCACTTTCTACTAGCGTTGTAGGTTCAAGTAACGCTTCTTGTTCTAAATCCCTTCTAACCCTTTCAATCAACTTGCTTTTGTCTGTAGAGAACCAGTTGTTGTAAATATTCCACTCTCTCACAAATGGCAAATTAAACGATTGTATAATGTAGTATTTCATAGTTATCAAATTAAAGACAAAGCATAACAGAACCTCAAAACACATTGAAGAAACGATGTTTTAGCTTTGCCCATTATAATCAATTAATACGTGGTTCTAATACGGGTTTACTGTACGCGGTTAAACATTCGCAATTGCGATAACTGCAACGAATGCACTTGTCCAGGCGATAACCATGACAAGCGCAAACCAAACAGGAATTGTTTCTTTATTCGACATTATTCATTGCAATTAAGAGTTTAAGACTTGCGTCACAATCACCAAGTGCACGATGTGGGTTGATGTTTACGACGTTAAATTCTTCACAAAGTGATTCCATTGAATACGAATCAAGTTCAAATTCTTTTTTGGCTATTTCATGAATGCAAGTTTGAATTGGAAACCAATCTTCACAATCATACTTTGAAAATTCATCGAAGAACTTGACCAATATTGGGCAGTCGAATTTTTTGATTGAATGTCCCATGAATTCAATGACATCATAGTCTTGAATCAGTGCTTCCATTTGAATTACTGCTTCACGTGGGTTGATTCCTTCAGCTTCTTGAACTTCGGCTGTTACACCATGAATTTCGATTGCTTCGTCTGAATATTTACAAAGTTCTTCAGTTCCTTCAACGAAGTACCTTGAAATTATAGCACCAAATCGCGCAATTTCTTTGTTGTTTTCATCGATTATTATCATTCCAATTTCAACGATTCCTGCAGAACGTGAAAAACCGCCGTTTTCAATGTCTATTACTGCTTTATTATTGCTCATTTTTAGTGGTTTTAGGCGCATTATTTTCTTGTGATTCGATTAATGATTCTTTGTATTTTGCAACAAAATACTTGATTTCTTCAATTCCGATTTTGCCGTCTTTCATTTTTTCTTCAGATCTAAGTTTCAGAACTTTCTTGAACGTTTTCAGTGTTCCGTTGAAGATTTCGACTTTTTGCATTGTGTTCTGATCATCAACATCAGTGATTATTTGCGCGATATCGATATAATCATTCACAATCTTTAAAGGAAGACGTTTTTCACCGAATGTTTCAACGGCTTTTTCACACAACGTGACAATTCCATCATATTGCTTGAAAGCAAGTTTTCTGATGTCGTTTTGAAATTGCTGTTCTTTGGTTGGTCTGAATTTAATCCATAATACCACGCAAAGCGAAATGATGGAAAGAATGATAATTGTTGTTTGCATTATTTCTTTGTTTTAGGGTTGTTTAATTGATATGAAATTTTCTTTGTTGGACTTCTGATGATTAATTCAAGACCAAGCGCGTCACAGATTGTGACAACTTGATTGTATTGAAGACCAAGTGAAGTGATGTTTGACCAAACATTTCCGCGTGATGTGTCTGCACCAACCAATTTTGCAAGTTCATGGTTTGAATATCCAAAATCTTCCTTTTCGGAATTGATACACTTGTAAAACGCAAGACTTTCTTTCAGAATGTTGTGTTCAGAATTGCGGGTTTTACGTGGATTCATGATAATAAGATCAAGTTTTAACAGTTCACAAATTTCAGCAATCAAGAAGAAGCGAATCTTTCCTGATTTCAATGTACTCCAAACGTTCGTATTTGTTGAAAGTTTTCCAATTCCTTCAGAAACTTCTTTTTTCATAATCTTCAAGCGTTTCATTTCGCTTTTGATTGCTTCGTATAATTCAGACATTTTAAAAAGGTGTTAGTTTGAAATCAATTTCTACTTCAGGGCCTGCAACGGTTGTTTTAATTCCGAATCGTTCCTGTGATTCCTTTGCGAATCGTTTTTCATTGGTTAATCCGTCCGATAGGTGAATGAACACAATATTTTTGCATTGTGACAAGTCAAGGCGTTCAAGTGTCAACATAGCCGTTTGAAACGACATGTGACTGTTGAATCTTCTACTTTCGACAATGTCTTTTCCTTGTTTTTCAATCCATTTGTCACGTAATTCTTCGCAATAATTCGCTTCGATGATTACATGATCAAATTTTATATTGAAGTCGTACTTCAAAATGTACGTATCAGTAACGAAAAGAATTGTTCCGCATTCAGGGTATTCAATGATGAATCCAAGCGGTTCTTTTGCATCGTGTTCAACGTTGAACGCTGTTATTTGCCACTTGCAAATAGTATCTTTTTGTCCGTGTTTGATTGTGAAACCATCACCTGAAATTTCACACGCTTCTTTTGTTCCTGGTGACGCAATAATCGGAACGCCTGCCTTTGCTAATTCCTTAATTGATTTACAGTGATCTTGATGTTCATGCGTAACAAGACACGCGTCAATGTTCATGACATCATAATCAAGTGCTTCTTTGATCACTTTGAAAGGCATTCCACACTCAATCAAGAGTGTGGAACTTTTACTATTTAGAATGTAGGCGTTGCCTTTAGAATTCGAGTTGATGACTTTTAGTTTCATAGTTGAATAATTAAAACCCAGGTTCAATTGTTGCTTGTCCATTGCTGTCAAACTTTGGTTCTTCCTTTTTTACAGGTTTTGCGGTTTTATTTGGTTTTTCTTCAATCACCAATGCAACTGAAGCAGTGTCTTCTTTTACTTCTTCAAAGGTAGCATCTTCGGTTGTTTGTTGGTTATTTATTACAACTTTTGATGAATCATCAATTTGCATTGCGTTTACTAGATGTGCATCAATTTTTTCACTGTCAATGGTGATGTCATTGTAAGCAGAACGATAAATTGTTTTGTAGCACATTTCGTCAAACCACCCTTCAATCGTTTCTTTTCCAACTTTTTTCCCGTTTTTCCAAGCGTCTTTTTCACCTCCCCAAAATTCGGCTGAAGCGTAGGCGGGCTTTCTTTTTTCGATGTCTTTAAGACTGAACACACGAAGTTTGTTTCTTTCAGGTTTATCAAAATATTTGTGATAATAGAAACCACCAACAACAGCACCGCGTTCAAAGTTGTTCTTGATGTTTAGAACGTATGATTCAACTTTGTTGTTCATGTCTTTTTTGAACTGAATAAATTCATCGGTGCTGTATACGATTTCAACAACAACGTCATCAGGAATGCTTGTTCCGTACTTGGTAGCTTTCAATTCAAGACCACGATAACCAATAATTGCGGTGATGTCGTATTGATTAGTCGCTTTATTCTTGTAAGGAATCAGATTGATATGATTTGGTTGTAATGGGTCCAAACCAACACTAGAAAGCGCAACAACTTCAAACGCTAATTTGTTCATGTTGATGTTTTTCCACTCAAATTCAAGCGCGTCACGGTATTGTTCAGGCTTTGCAAGGCGTTTTGTTTCAGCTAATTTCAAAGCACCATCAAGTTTGATGAAGTAGTTTTGAATCAACTTCTTTTGAAATGGTGAAATTTGAACTTCAGAACCAACCGACGAAAGATTGAATTGTTTCATTACTGATTCCGTAAATCTTGCGCTGTGTGTTTTTTCAACAACAGTGACTTCTTTGTTTTCTTCTTTTGACATTTATTTGATTTTAAAAGGTTAAAAAATTAGGCATTGAATACTTGAATACCTTCAACAGTATCATCAACTTTCAAGCTGATCATTTGACAATCCATCAAATGCAATTTGGTCACGCTTTCCTTGTGATCAACGAAGACAGGTGCAATAACTTCAAAGTGCTTTTGCATTGCGTTGATAATGTCAAGACCGACATTGATTTGCATTGCTGTGTTTAGATCGTTGAAAGGTACACCGCCAACAGTACAAATGCAAGTTGGAGTTTCACCACCGTTGATTTGATTTTCAAACATCTTGAATTTCGCAAGTTGAAACTTTGAATTCACACGTTCTTCAATCAATGACGCTTTTGATTTGTTGAATTTATCGATTTGCATTTCTACTTTTTGACAGTCAGCGATTGTTTGCGAAAGTGTGCGCTGTTGATCACCTAGTTCAGCAACACGGATTTCAATCGTTTTAATCTTGCCCTTATCTTGTAAAGAAGTTTTTAACCCATCAAGCGCAATTGTTGCGATTTCTTTCTTTTCGTTCAATTCTGCAACATTTGGAACAACAACTTCAGGAACAACGATTGCTTCAATTTCTGCTTTCAATTTGATCATTGCAGGTGTTGGAACTGGAACGGCTGTTCCGCTTTTACATTTGCGCAATAAATCATTCATTTCAGCTTCAACAATCGGTTTGTTAGTCTGAAGCCCTTGAATGTTTTCTTCTAATTTTAAGATTCTGTTTCCGTTCTTGGTGATAGTGTCGGCATTTGCTTTGCCTTTTTTGCTTATTTCACTTAACTTTTCAACCTTATCTGAATTGAAATTTGCACGAAGTTCTTCTTGTTTCGCTTCAGCGTTATCAAGTGCGCGTTTGCATGTAGGACAATCAGTTGCATTTTCATCAATAACAAACGTTGATTCATTAATCGTTTTCCAATTAACTTTCAAAATTGTATTTCCTTCTTCTAGTCTTGAAGAATCAGACTTCAGTTCTTCAACTTCATCACCATTGTCTGCAATTGATTCATTTATCAATCGAAGTGCATTTCTTTTGATACCACCTTGTTTGATCAATTCAGGGTCTTCTTCATTTGCTTTTACGTCATTGTCACGTGTCAACGTCACCAATTCCTGTTCCTTGTTGTACTTATCAGTCTTTATTTTTCCGATTCTTTCACGTTCAGCATCAACAGATTTGTTTTTATCAAAGATCTGTTCATCGATTGAAGTAATTTCTGATTTCAAGTCATCAATACCGTCTTCGATTTTTAACCAATCACTGTCTTCAGGCTTGTTTCTTTGCGCTTCATCAATTCTTGGTTGTATCGTGTCAAGTTCATGTTTTGCTTTCAAACGTTCAGCAGAAATGCGTTTCTTTTCGTTTTCCAGGTTTTTATTTGTTGTTAAGAAGTCAATAATTAAAGAATAGTCTGTTTCGCTTCCTAAAAGTTCATTGTCAGAAATCGTTCCTGCCATTAATTCAAGAATTTCACGTCGATTTTTCCAACCCCAGGCTGAAACGTTGCTATTGAAAAAAGTTGGTGAAGAAATCAATTTCGAAATCTTTTCATCAATGATATTAGAAACAGCACTTTTGAATTCAGTCTGTGATTTTGGAACACCATCAACGAAGTATGTTGTTTGATTTCCTGAAAATTCTTCAATTTCGTTTCCTTTTTTGGTCTTCCAGTTTTCTTTCAATACTCGCTTTAAAACTACCGTTTCACCGTCTACGTCAAAAGTTCCATTGACTTCATGATCAATTTTAGGAATAACAACGTTATATTGATCAAGCGTTTTGACATTGAAGTCAGTCTTGTCTTCTGAATTTTTGCCGAATAACAACCAAAGAAAGGCATCGTTGATTGTTGTTTTTCCTGATCCGTTTGCGCCTGAAATTTCTGTATTTTCAGTAAAAGGAATGATTTGGTTTCTTACTCCTTTGAAATTAACTAATTCCAATTGCTTTAAAGTGATTTTTCTCATGATGTATTTAATTTGTGTGGTCAAATATAACAATAATTAATTGATATTGTCATGTTTTGCAAAAAGATTATAGTTTAAATTTAGAAATTATCTTTTTTAGTACCCTCCTTGTTATCGAATTACCCGCCTGTTTATATAGTTGTGAATCGCTCATTCCTACATCTTTGCATTTCTGAACGTGTGCATCTGGAAAATCTTGTAAACGAAAACATTCAAGCGGTGTTAGTCTACGTATTCTCATACCATCGAAAACACCGTGTTTGTCTTGCGCTGTCAAGGTAAATGAAGGATCACCATCTTCTTTGAAGCGTCTGCCGTTTTGACGTTTTTCGGCTCGGTCTGGTGTTAGTACTTGAATGCAAACCCCCATCATTGCACCAGTATTTAAAGTTTGTGAAACTTGTTTACCAACGCGCCCTTTTCGAGTTTTAGAATTTGGGTTTTCGTAATTTACCAAATCCCCCTCTTTTGCAATTTCAAAACCTCGTTTAGTTGCTGAATTAATCATTATAATAGGCTGACCGCTTCCGTCCCCCCTTGCACGTGCGGGAATTGTTGGACACGTTCCGTCTTTTATTTCACGGAATCCTTCACCGTCTTTATGAGTGCGTAATGTTCCAACTTTCACGTAGTTGTCATCAGTACCCATTCTAAAGCACCTAGCCGTAACACAGTTCCCTATTGATTCGCCTGTTTTTGGTTTAAATGTGAATCCGTTGTCTTGTTGGTTTTTGTTTAACAATCCTTTAACCATTTTATCACTTAAAAAGTACTTTTCATCAATTTCATCTTCAAGAACGTCCTTCAATTTGGTTGACAAATGTCCTTCTTTGGGCCATGTAAAAGAATTATCAACATCATCACGAATTCCAACGATAAAAACACGTTCGCGGTTTTGTGGTACTCCGTGTTCTTTTGAGTTTAAGACCTTCCAGTAAATGTGATAAGGAACTGAATTATCGTAAGGAAATAGAACGGCTTCACCATTTACAGATTTACCACCAAGCAAGTTGAGCCATTCACGAAACGTTTTGCCAATCTTTTCATCCTTGTTTGATTTATTGTGAGATAATAAACCTTTCACATTTTCGAATATGAAGTAACGCGGATTGTTTACCTGGATAAATTCAAGCGAATTGAAGAACAAAACGGTTTTTGCGCTTTCTTCCGGATTCTTTCCGGCAATGCTGAAATCTTGACAAGGTGGTGATGTCATGTAAATATCAAGCGGTTCGGCTGGAATTTCACGTTCATAAACATCCTTTGGAAAATATGCCGGTTCACCATGAGCTGAAACATAACTAATCCGAGCGAATTTATCCCAATCGCAAGCAAAAACCCGTTTGTGAATAAATTCTTGTTCTTTGGCCACGTCCTCCATTGCGTAATCAAACGCACCAACGCCTGAAAAATCTGATCCTGTTGTGATTTCTTTCATAATGTTATTTTTCAAAATATTCATCGATTATTTTCTTACATTCATCGAAACCAACGCCAAAAACGGCTTTATACCCTATATATTCAAGCATTTTCAGCGTTTCGTTTTGGGCCTGAAGATGTTTATTGTTTGACAATTCATCGTTTTTTAGATAAATCTTTTCGCCTGGACGCTTTATTTCAATGATTAATCCGTGATATTGTTTGCTTGGATTCAGGATCAACAGATCAGGAATTTTGTAATTTGCTTTAAGTGCAATCATTTTCTTTGCGTTTCCAATGCTTAAACGAATTCCTGAACTGTCTGAAGTAAAGATGACTTTCGGGTGTTGCAATTTCAGGTAGTTTGCAACGGCTTTGTGCGTGGCGTATTCTTCACTCATTTTCTTTAGTTATTGTGTACGGTTTATTCCAATTATCTTTTATTTTCAAGTCAACAACTAGTTGCCTAAGTTTCGAGTATGCTGTCATTTGCGTTGCTTCAACGGTTGAATCAAGTTGTGTGATCCAAATTTCAGCGGTGAAAACAGTATCAGGATAATAAAAAACTTCTCCGTTCAGTGTTTTCGGAAACTTTGACTTGTTGGCGTTGATCCAATTTTTTGTCTTTTCGATTTGTTCGGGTGTCAGCATTAGTTTGTTACTAAATCGTTTAATGTTTTATATTTCCTTGTTAGCAAACATTAAAACGATTTGCTAACAACGTGTATATCTAATTTTTTAAAAGATACTTTTAGCATCCTTTCAAAGAACTGTGCAACTTCTAAACTATCTTTATTTGTATCTTCAACGTGTTCATCTAAATGAAACGTTTGGTTATCTATTTTAAACCATACCTGATAACCATCTATTGTCTTTCTAATTCCTGTTTCCATATTCCGCTTTTAAAAAACTATACATACACAATACGTTAGAACAAATTACTGTTCAATTGTTATTTTATAACCTTTTGGTAATGGTACGTAATCTTTTTCATCTTTAGTAAACCACCCTTCTGACCTTCCGTTTACATATTGCACATAGGGTTTAGTCTTATTTCCATCTTTAGAAATCATAGAAACTATAAATATTTCATCAATATCATAAACTTTTCCTAATTCTGTTGGGTCTCCTGCCGTCATTATTGCTAAGTATGGGTGTTCTCTTACTGGTATTTCTTGTGTTGTTTTCATTTGTTTTCTTTTTAATTATTAGTATTTAACTTGTTCTAACACCGTGTAATATAACACCCCAAAAGGCGTTACATACACTAGTCATTATAAATTATTATTTAATTTTTTATGGGCTTTATCTCTAATGTCTTTGGTTATTTCAAATTGTTTTGACTTAATGTTATTAAACATCTTTATATATTTTTCACCTATTTTTATAGATTTATCCAAATCTTTATTTAAAGATATGATTTTCTTATCCTTACTGCTTATAACCTTTTTTAGATTTTCTATCTTCTTTAGATGTTTTAATTCATTATTATCCGGTAATGCTGTTAAATGCCATGCGTTACACGTATAACAATAATAAGTTCTTATTGGGGAATATGATCTTTTATTCTGTCGCTTAAATTTTTTCATATCTATTAACGCCAAGTTATCGGATGGGTATTTTACTTTATTACACATAATTTATAAATTATTATCAATTTTCCACTGTTTAAAATCTTCACGGTCGAAGCCTTTTGGAATTTCATCTTTGATTTTTCCAAGAGCATCGAGAACTTCAGGCGCAATCTCTTTGATAGTTGATTAACTAGCTTTCCATCTTCAACGGCATGTTCGCTTTTGCGTTGTTTGTTGCTTTGCTCGGTTTGTTTCATGCAATGGGTTACGCGTTCTTCAGCATATTGGGCGAACCACTGCAAAACTTCAGGCATATTTAAGGCGTATTTAATTGGGCCATATTCGCCCCGCTTTGCCTTTCTGAAAATGTACGTTATTTCTGTCATATTCATGAAATAGTAAAGCGTTATGATTTCGCTGGCTATCTCATAATTTTGGAATTTGCTTAATTTACCGTGAACGTTTACCGATTGCGCAAGGCTTAAAAGGTGCATTTCAATTACTGCGATCACAGAATCTTCGCCTATTTGCTTTCGATAAAATGCCAATCCGTTCGGGTCCGCTTTGATCGCTTCAGCTACATTTTTAACCGTTCGTATTTCCTTACTCATTCGGTTCGGTTCGAATTTCACTAGGAAATTTTCTTTTGTGTATTTAATTAAATCGCTCATGCTTGCCCTGTTCTTTGCCTAAGTTCTTCTAAATATTCAGCGTCTATTCCTTCACCATGGTTTTTCTTTTGTTCGTCTTGTGACTCTTGAAAAAGGCGTTCAAACTTTTCACGCAATTTCTTTATGCTTTGTATGTTCTTTTTCCAAAAATCATTTGCTTTTAAGAACTTGAACACTGTTTCGAATTCTTTAATTGTTCGCCCGTCCGTGTCGATCATCAAACGAACATCATTCGTCCACGGTTTTAATTTGGCTTTATCCAATTGCATCGTCTTTTCAATTCCTGTACTTTTTAGATTTGACTTAAACAACTTCCAAAAGGAAAAGGCAATTTTTTGATTAGTCAAAAGTTTGGTTTCTTCAGAAAGCGAACAAAGAAGTATTTCTTTTACTTTCTCTTTCCCTTCCTCTTGTACTTTCCCTTCCTCTTGTACTTGTACTTGTTGGCTAGGGGTTATTTGGTTTTCATTTACCCCTACCGTAGGGGGTGCGGTTTCGGCTTGTAACGTTGTGCCTGTCTTGTCTTCATAGCCTTTTACCTGTGAATCAATGCTGTTCGTTTGGCTTATGTATGCAAAACTTGCCATTCCTTTCAAGTCGTCAGGTTTGACCCCTAAAAATTGTCTATCTAGTAAAGCGTCCATAAATTGAACCTTTGCTTTGTCGTCTAATTCGTTATAGACATCGTAATAACTTCTAAAAAAATTAAAGCCTTTACGCTTTGTGAGTTTTACCATAATTTAGAGTATAAAAAAAGCCTTGTAAATCCGTCAGGTTCTCACGTCTGATTTCATTACAAGGCTAATTTAAAATTTCCTTTTGTTCCTATGTTGTGAGAACGGAACAAGTGCGCAATATACAAATTATTCTTCAATCTTCTGTTGAAGTAACAAAATGTTTTTATAAGTTGGAATACATATAACCATGTCAAGCAGATCTTCCTTGGATATGCTTTTAATCTGATTTAATGTAGGTTCAACGATTCCGCGATACTTGAAGTGTTCTTCAATCGCTTTGATCGCTGAACGGCTTCTTTCGCCTTTTAGAAATTCGCGCCAATCTAGCATGATTAGGTTTTTGATATAAATTCAAGAACAGCATCCAATCCGAACAACTGCAATGTTGCAATTTCAGAATCTTCTTTTTCGTTTGATTTAAGATTCAGTGAAAAGGATTCACCAAGACAGGAAACGTGCGATTCTTCAACAACGCAAAAACCCGCTGAAATTGGTTTGAAATTTATGAACCTGGAATGCTCGATTGACATTGGAAAAATGATGATTTCATCGTTTTCAGTACGAATGTACTTCTGTTGAATGATTTTTGACATAGTGAATTTATTTTGTTAAAAATTATATTTGTCCATGAAATAGTTTGAAATAACTTCAGACCACGAAAATCCGTCCCCGCTAATTATGTAACATAGTGGAAACAGTAAAGTTGTAAGTCCTATTAAACCTAATAAAGGAAAAAATAACAGTGCTTTTAATGTTCTATTAATCATAGTGAATTTATTGTTTTATTGAAAAATTGACACCCATAAATTCACCCCTCATAAATGATATTGACAGATCTTTTGATGCTCCGTGAATTGATCTAAAATCCTTTTCAATTGAAAGTTTTAAAGGCTCGCTATCAATCTCAAATGTTAGATTATCGGGAATTTCAATATTGGCGTATGCTAGGTCGTTAAAGAACGAAGCTAAATGCGTTTGCGTTTCTATTCTCATAATTATCAATAATTTATTTATTGAATTTTTGTGTACGAATGACATCAATCTTTGTTTGGTCCCAATTGGTGAAGAACTTTGACCTGTCTTTGTCACTGATTTTTGTGTAGTTCGGTGTTGTTCGAAGATGATCTTTATCAGGATAAACCGTTCGAATCATTGGGGGTGTGTAGATGTTTTCCATGTTTTAAGAATTAGGATTGTTACAATAAGCATTGATTTCACTTAGTGTTGAAAGTTCTTCTTTGGTCAAAACGTACTTCTTTAAAAGTCTTTTTCTCAATTTTAAAAGTTCGCTATCTGTGTAAAGGAATTCAATTGGCATGTGTGATGTAATTAATTTGTTGATTCAAAGATAAACAAACATTTGACAATAACAGCAATAAAATGTTATTTAATTCAAAAAGCGTGTGAAAAAAATTAATTAATCACACGCTTTCAACAAATTAATACACATCAAAATCATCACACTTTGAGGTAAATATGTCGCCAGGAAGGCGACTGAATGCTAATATACTATTTTAAGTTAAATCTATCTTCATTAAGAAGCGCAAATGAAAATTTATCACATAATCCATGCGAAATCTGAATTCGTGCCATTTGATAAAGTAAGTCCATATTTTCGTTGACAGATCCCCAACAACCCGCCGACCATTTACCAACGTTATTTCCAATAGTACCCATGTCATGACCGTTGTATTATAAATAGCGTGTTCAACTTCACCTTCGAAATCAAGCTGTTCGTTTCGGTCATTGTCTCGCCAATAGGTCATGTTTCCAGTTTGACGAAATGCTTCTTGTCCACGATGCCCGCCTTTTTTCATATAGGTATAAGCCCCACGATGTTGAACACCGTGTTGAATTATGGCTGTACCATCTATATTCACTGGATTCATTCGGTAATAAAGCCCCGCGTCAGTTGTTCCTTCAACTATTACTGAAACAATACCACCATTATTTGTAAAGAAAGAAGCAAACAACCAATCATTGAACCTGTTCGATTTTTTATCCTTGGTACGAATACCTCCAAGCGCTACATCAAAAGGTCTTTCAAATACCTTCATTCCCGCTTCACGCATTACTTCGTGAATTTCTTCAATCGTTGGTCTTTTCATGTTATTTCCTTTTAAAACGTTTCTTTACTTGCACTATTGCTAGTTCAATAGATTTTAATCCAGAATAACCAATCAGAAAACCCAGAAACAGCTGTGCGCTTGGATTAACTTTGTGTAATACATCGACAACAGTAACCGCAAAGGGCGTGATATACATTGCCGAAACACCACCGACGAAGATAGTTAACGCTCGTTCGTACCATTTAAGTTCTTGCGGATTTAAAAAAGATGCAACAGCACCCGCGCAACCCGCCAAAAATATCCCAAGTTTAAATCCTATTTCTTCAGCTAGATTCATTTAGTTTTCTTTTATCGTAGATGTAAATACCAAATAAAACTATTAAAGCCGTAACCCACTCATGCCATGAAACAACAAAAGGATTAAATAAAACCTCGTCGCAAAGATTTGATATAGCAGTGAACAACGCGAATCTAGTGAATACCTTAGCTATTCCGTGCTTCTTTGTACTGTCGATATAGATAGCACCCGCGATAAATATAAGTCCAAACCCTACGCCAAATAAGAAGTCTCCATCTTCTAGCCATTCGAAAGCGTGGTTTAAATCCCAACTCAAACGAAATAGGAAGCCGAGTATAGTTAGTATAACATATATTCTAAAGGCTCTAATCATGGTCTTTTTGGTCTTCCTCCGATTGTGTCCATTGCCGATTTTAAATCTTCTTCTGAAGGCGTTTTATCAAATTCGTACACGTATTCACAATTTTTTTTTTAAAAATCCTAATTCTGTTAGTGTGTATTCTATTACTGCTATCTGTTATAATTTTTAATTTCATCATTTTTCCTAAAGTTAATATTAAATTGTTAATTGTACCTATTATAAGCTATTATTTCAATGTCGGGTATTTTTCAACTTGGTATTTAACAAGTTTATCAGCAAGCCGACCCGCGTCTTGTGCAATACTGTTGTTTGTTAGTTTATCGCTCATGTTAGTCGGATATGCTTATTTCGATAGAGACATTCGAAAGCCCGTCAGCCACTACGGCACCGTCAATCATAGACTTTTGAAATGTTATTGTTGCCGTACCAAAAGCATCAACATACTGTGTTGGTTTGAACAGAGCGTCAGAGTTGCTACCACAAATAACAAAAACTTTTTCAATTGCAACTAATGCACTTATTTGATATTGCGCTGCATTCACATAGGCCCAAGTCCACACAAGGTCCGTTTCATTCATTACAGTTCTGTTAACTGTTGGGGCATTGGTTGAGGCTTGGTCTATCGTGAAAAGATATCTTTTAGCCTGTTTCGATCCAACACCTACACCGTCTTCAGATTGGTTTATAATTAATGGACTACCGCCGTTTCCAGAATAACCAGGTACATCGGAAAGGTCTTCAAATGAAGTTGCACCTGGTGAATTAAAATTTCCGGCTTCATTTAAACAGAAAGTTCTCATTGTTGCTTCACTGAATGCAACAACGCCTGCTTCATCAAACCAATTTGAAGCGTCTGCAATCAAAATAATTATTGTTGCTCGTTGAACCTCGTCTTTTATGATAAAATTAAATCCATCTTCTTTGTATGAAGATTTTCCTGATGCAACTCGTTTGATTGCACCGTTATCATCAGCAATGATGAAATTTCCTGAAATGTATAATTTTTTCATGATGTGTATTTTTATTTAAATTTAGTTAATTAATAGTTATTTGTTACATTTTCATCTTCGGTTGGAACTTCTTTTTCTTCATTTTATTCTATTATAAACCCGTTTAAGTCAAGGGGCTTGCCTTTTAATTCGTTGTATTTGCCCCCTTTAACATTATTACCTAAAGCATCAATATAAAAGCTATCTAATGAAACCAAATAAATTGATATTAGAAACCTGTACTCGATTATTTCAGTTTCAGTAAGTCCCATCTGGGCAGTTAAGTTTGATACATCTTCATAAGCGTTAATAAAATTACCAGATTCAATGCTTTGTTTTAACGTGTCAAAGTGTATATATGTCAAATCCCTCTGCTGTTCATGAGAACTTAAACTAGCATCTGATGAAAGCCTTAAAAGTCTAAATTTAGAAGAAACGAGGTTTGATAGTATTGAACCATATTCTTTACGGCTTTCTTTTTGAAGTATTTCGTCGCCTAATGGATCGGATGAGTCTTCTTCTGTTATAGCGTTATAGAAATTTATTATTTCCGTTTTTTCTGTTTCGTCTGGCTCGCTCTCAAAATAAATATTTACATTAACGCCCTCTGACGTACCTATAAAATTTAAAGAATAGTTAAGTCTTAGCCATTCAGTAAAGTATTTATTTTTGCGTTTGTATTTATACTTAGTTCTATTTTATACATTGCATTAAATTTTTACATCTTTTTGATTCATTACTAAATTCCCTGCAAACTTTCGGTCTGTTTTCATATATTCCACAAAGCCTAGTTTCCCTGTTTAATAGACTACAAAAACCGTCCTCACCTTTTTTAATTATTGCAAAATCATCATTATACATGCCGTCAAGAAATTGTTCTTTTCCTTTGTATTCTGGGTTTTTATTAGTGAATATTTCACTTTGTTTAACAAGGCTTCCTGAAAGTTTTAATTTGTTTAACCTTTCATATTCCTCCCTATTAATATCAATTATTAATTTACAACAACTAGCAACGCACCCAAAGCATTTGTTTACTTCCATGTTTGTATAAATATTTCACCACTTTCCCAAGTTGCAGAGTCTCCCAAAGTGCTTAAAAACAAATGTACCTTGTCGCCTGCCGTTAAAGAAATATTACCGAAAGTGCCCTGTATTCCAGTTCTTCTATTCTTTTTTCCGTTCATGTTTTCCCTATATGGTTGTTGTCCAACTACTGCACCAGAACCAGTATCAATCCCATAAACTAACTCAATAGATCCGCTATCTTTGTTTAGATCAGGTCCTATATTTATCGCTCCATATATCACATAATCACCTGATTCAACAACCGTTATTTCTAAAGTTCCCGAACTGGGAACGCACTCCAACGGACTACCAAAAGCAGCATTAACTGTACCACCTACTATATTGGTAGATTTTTGCTTATACCAAGTTTGACCGCCTCCAATTGTTAATGTAGTTTTACCACCTCCATCATTATTAGAAGTTACGTTTCCTTCAAAATTTAGAGTATTTGTATTTGTTCCAACTGTTACATCATCCTTTTGCACTATAATATTTGCGCCGGATCCAGTTGTTCCCGTTTCTCCTTTGACTCCTTGAAGTTTTACACCCCAAAAATTAGATTCATCACCTATTAATGTCCCGTCAAAAGTTCCAGGATTTGAAGATTCCAAACCTATTTGAATTTCTATATATTGACCGCTTATTAATTTTAAAGGTCTGAATGTAAATTCTAAAGACCAATAATCAGAAGCCGAACCACTGTTTCTTATATAACCTGAATCAACAGCCATATCTTGAATAACTCCGTCAATTCTTAGCTTAGGGAGTGGCTGAACTCTTTGATTCCCGTTGTTGAAAATTCTCAAAGCCCCTCCAAATTGATATGTACTATCATCAGTCACGGCTATTCTGCTGTTATTAGTAGAATTATTATGCGTAAACCCAGTATCTTTTTCGCTTTCCACGTTCCAAGGTATAATCAACGGACTAGCTTCTGTAAATGTACTGCTGTTATCCGTACTCGTTAACGCTATAATTGGCAAAGGTTCGGGAGTTCCTCCCCCGCCTATTTCAACACCGTTATACTCTAAATTGCCCGTAGTTGAATTTATATATAACCCTTCTTTATCTGATAAAGCTGTTATTTCTGCCTGTGTTAATTCTAATAATTTAAATATATCATCTGATTCAGTAAAACTCATATTATCCTATTTTTCCTATTAATACTCTATAAATTCCATCTAGTCAATTTCCCGATCTACTAATATCTATTGTGTTTACTCCCGTACGTTCTATTCTTAGCCCTACCGTGCGACCGTTTGAAAGTCTAAATGTTTGAGCCGTTACATCTAAACTATTTAGAGTGTGTGTTATTGTGTATGTTGTTCGACCTCCTGCAAATACTCTAACAACTGAAGACTCTGAACTATCCAAGTCAATATTAAAATTAGAAGAAAATTTGTTAACTGTTGAACTGTCGTCAATGTCGTCTGCATCTAATATTACTACGCCTGTCTGACCATTTACAGAAGTTACACCTCCACCCGCGCCACTTTCAGGACAACAAAGCCCTGTTTTAGTTCGAAGAAAAGTCTTCAAACTTGCTTCTGTGTAAAATGTCGAACCCGTTTCATCATCGTTCCAATTGATAATGTCCGTTGTTTCTATTACGGTTTCATCTTCACCCGCTTGTATGATTCTATAACCATCTTCAGAAGTTTTGTATTTAACAAACTTTTTTTCATATTGCCTGTTGAATTCACCATCTATTAATGCAATGATATAGTTGTCTGATTCAAATAGTCGCTTCGCCATTAGTAGGTAGTTTTTTCGTTTCGTACTCGTTTACCAACCGTACACGTCAACACATCTTGACGTGCAAATCTGTCGCTTACTTCACGTTCTGGTGCTGAATCTTCACCCATCAAAACGACTTCCTGATCAAGTATGTCATAACTGTTTGTGTGCGCATTGTAGTCAGCAATCCACATTTCAGCAGGTGAAAGAAGGAAAAGGTTTTCCATTAATTCAAGCATTGGATCTGTGTAACCATCCGTTTCAATAATCCATGTTTGCCACTTTTCAGCAATTACAGGTTCAACACGTCGATTTTGTTGCGTTACGTTTCTATATTTTGTATTCGCTTGATCCTTTCGTATCTGTCCATAAAAACGAATTGAATCTTGAACGTTCGAACCTGTGAAATCAATATCTTCGATTTTGTGGTTTAAGTTCCAAACTGTTCGGATTCTTGCAGTATGTTTTGCATTCTGAATAGTATAGCTTTTCAGTTCATACGTTGTGTTTCTCCAAATATCGAAGCCAGTAAAACCGCCCATGTTGAACGTTCTTTTGATTCTGTAACAACCATTTCCTTCAAGATTTTGAACATCAGCCCACAAAACAGTTGCATAAAACGCAAGCGCATCAAGAACAACTTGGTTGATAGGTGGATTGTAAAACGTAGTTTGAGCCCATGCACCGCCAACTTTCTTTTCAACGGTAAAACTCACCGTGTCACTTGGCTGACTTAACTTCAACCATGCGCTTGTAATATCGTTTTTCCATGATTCAAGACCGTTTCCCGCTAAAACAAGAACTTTTTCACAACATTCTTCAAGACCTCGATCTTGTTCGGTGAATTGCTGTGGTATTTTAACCGCCGGATAGTCTCTTTTGATTCTTTCTTGTATCATAATCTAGTAGTTATCATAGTATGATTCAGTATTAATATTGATGAAGTTCATGTCATTCGTCTTGTCAAGATTCCAAAAAAGAACTTCCTGCATATTTCCGTTTTGGTACTGGTCAACTCCTAAAATTGTGTTTTTTCCTAAAGTTGTGAGTACTGGCGTATCTCTTACATAGTTTAAAAACGGAAGCGGTGCAGTGTTTTGATACAGTTCAACTGTATTTGTTAAATCTCTTTTTAAAACATTGTGAAACATTCCAGTTTGCAATTGATCAACGGCATGAAGTTCGTTATTTGCACCCATTCCTGTGAAAATCTTATCTTCAAAATTCCAAAACATCGAATAAGGTCCGTTAACACTTCCCATGCTAACAATGATACCATTTATATCGGTTCCAAGTCTTTCAAAAACAAACGATTCAAAAAATAATTGAGTATCAATAATAATATCTGAAAGGTCAAAGAAATGCCGAATTCCCCCGAAATTTATTGCAGGGATTCCATTTGTTGCAAGGTTCACGGCTCCATTTATTACGATTCTAGGTTGTGCAAGTCTCGTAGTTTGGACCGCATTTAGTCCAATTCCGTCTTGACTATACCATATTGCAACGTGTCCTTGATCGGTTGGCCCAGTTCCAACGAATGCAAGAAGTGAAGCCGTGTCAAGATCATCACCAACAAAACCAATATCTTGTTCAGCGTCATCGCTGATTCTTCTTACTCGCATACATGGCAAGCCTAGCGCGTAAACATTAACAGAAGCAACTCGACGTACTGAAAGTCCTGTTGTCGCGTCTTTATTGTCTGTGATTATATAAGGGAGAAGTGAATCATCGTTTTCTTTTATTTTTCCTGTGATACTGATACCGTTCGACATGTCAATTTTGTTTGTATCAAACAAGCATTCAAAAACCGCTACATTCGGCAACGGATAAGTGATCATCATTAAATTTGTTGATTCGGGTGTCAATGGGTTTTGTGAATTATTATCAAATGGAACAATCGATGAACAATCCCAACGTTGACCGCCTTCTCTTGGTTCAATTGTAGTTTGCGCCCACGTCTTTGATGGGTCCCAATTTCCAATTAGATTTTCACGTGTCACACGAATACGCATCAATTCGCCAATCACTGCAGTTTCTAAAATCTGAAGCGTTGATTCAAGTATCAATTCAATTCCAAGTCCGTCAATGTTTGGTTCGTCATCATAAGTATTGATAGAAATTGTATTCGTATGAACAAAGCCAAAGTTCCCTTGAATCAGTGTCAATTCAGTTCTAACAATCCAATTTGCAGAACCGCTGTATTGTTGCCAGTTTTCGTTTTGCGTTGGATAGAAGTCAACATTTGCATCATTCTTTGAAATCCAATACTTCCAATCGAGCAACCAAGGTGCGTAAATTTTAACACCGTATTGTGAACCAACATCAAGCGAAGGATCGAGAACAAGGAGAAATTGACGTTTTTCTGAAGTTGCAAGAAGAACAGTTGATGAAGTTCCAAATTCATCAAGTAAATAGCGACCATCAGCGGAAATTTGAACACCTGCAAAGCTGAAAATCTGTTGCTGAAGTGTGAAGTCTTCTTCTGTTACAGTGTCGAATGCTTCAAGTTTAACGATGAAACTATCAAATACTTCGTTCTTTTCAAGAAGGAATGAACCAACGAACGCAACATCATCTTCAGTGTCTGCAATGAAACCTGTCAAATCGCCAGTTGCAACGGTTGTGTTTTGTGAGTGATCCAAATATCCGTAATCTTGAATCATTGGAAGCGGGCCTGAAATAACAGGTTCACACGTTAATTGATCAGAATAAACTAAAAAGTTAGTATTTCCACACTTTAACCATATTTTGAACAGTCGATCACCTTCTTCGCGTCCTTCCATGAAAGTCGTGAAAGCTACATTGAAAGCCAATGAAATTATAATTGTTGAAACTGAACCAATATTTGTGACGTTTGTTACTTGTATCGTATATGACGCACCGAATTCGTTTACTTCAGTAGTGTAAAAGCCTGGAACAACATCAGTTGTTCGAAGTGTCATCGTTATTTCTTGCTGTGAATATGGTCTATTTTTATAATAATTTACATCAGTAGGCACATACATACAACCGATTCCAATTTCAGTCAGTGGCCCGTCTACTTTTAAAGAAATTCCATTTGCACCAACACAATATTGAAGTTCTTCTGTAATTCCTTGAACAAGTGTAGCATCTGCAACGCTCGTGTTGTGTGGCATGTCAAAACCTCCTGTATTGGAATCAAAATTGTAAACTTCAACCGATCTTGCAAACGGTTCACCGCCAAGACTGGCCCACAATAATTTGACAAATAACTTTAGACAATCGCCTGAGTCAAACCAATCCTGATCATAACCGCCTGAATTAATGAAAATCAAAGTAATTTCATGATGATTAAACCCATCAGGAGAATCAGCAACACGTTTTACTTCTGCAGACTTTAGAAATTGACCTGATTGATTTACAATAAGATTTCCAACAACGGTTGCGCCTACAATCATACTCGCAAGTCCTGGGAATGTTGCACGCGTTACTTCACCATCAATAAGCGATTCGGGCGCGCCTGTTGAATTATTAACAGAATGATTAATAAGAACATCAAGATCATCACGACTTCTTCCTACCACGCTTAAATCAGCAATAACAACAAGGAAAACAATGCTTTCATTGTTAGCTGTGTTTATTCCTGCTGTTTGCATGACGTTGAAGTCACAAACAAAATCATCAACTAAGTTGATTTGTGTCCACCATTGAAGTATTAAAGTGCCTCCACCGTTGTATTTTCTACACCATACCCAATCACCAACGCGAAACCCTTCTTCAAGCCATGATTCAGTCGTTGACGTTATTTGATTTAATGTAAGATCAAAAATCAACGGATTGTTTAATGAACTTAAACGAATCGCTGACCTAAAAGAAAGTTTTGCTGTTATTTGATCACCTGCATTTGATTGATAGTAAGGAAGTACATTTCCAAATACATCAGTAAATTCAGCACCTTCATTTTGAATTGGCATTATTTCGCTAGTTTATATAGTTCGTCAATATTTCCTTCTTTAATGGCTTTAAGTGCTTTTGCAACGTCCATCTGTGGACCTTTAACCTTTTGCTGTGCTTCAGGTGGCATTCCTGCAAACGCTTCGTTCATGCTTACTTGAAGAACCTTTCTTTGATTCTCTAAGTTCTTTAAAATCCCGCCTATGTTCTTATCCATCATTCACCGATTATTTTGATTACCTGCTTACCTTCTGACCAATCATCAAAGATTTTTACAGTTGCCGTTGTTTGTGTTTCAATTTCTTCTTCACCAAAAAATTGAATATCTAATATTTCAGCTTTTCCATTATTTATGAAATTGTTCGTTAACAAATTTACAAAATCATTTGGACGTATTCGAATAGGAACGTTTTTCAATATCCTTCCGGCTATCTTTGAAACGTCACTTCTTGAATAGTAATTATCATTTATTGCATTTGCGCCAATGATGTCAACATAGTTTTCAGGCTGACTTCCGTTCACAATATACATCAATTTAGGTATTCCGTAAAATTGTTGACTGATTTGCATTTTTCCCTTCCTTGCGTTGATCTTTGCCTCAAAGGAAGAAGAACCGCCGAATGAATTGATTAAACCGTCCAAGCCTTTGAAGAACTGCTTCGCAAGTGTTTCAAACCAATTCAATTTGTTCTTTCTAACACCAAGCGCAAAAGGAATGTTTACATTTTCATATCCTGTTATCGTTTCAAGGTCTGAATTTGGAACGTTTGTATTTTCAAGCGAGCGTTCCGCAACAGTTGGATCAAAAAAGTCAAGTGTGTGAATATCTGAAGCATCTGTTTGATATTGAACAAGACGACGTTTGAATGCTTCTTCAGTATTGTACGACCATTCGTTCAGGTTTTCATCATCAAGATTGACATTCAATTCAATGTTGTTCGGTGTTATGTTCTTCCAATGATCCCACAATTCGAATTGAACACAGTTGTTCGTGACTTTCGTAGCCCCGTTCAATGCTGTTGCCATTGTGTCAAAAAGGTCGCTAACAAGTGACACTGAAGCGTCTTTTGCTGTTGGATAGCCTTTTGTGTAAGCGAAATTTAAGTCGTTCATCAGGTAATCCCACCAAGAATCTTTGTCTTTAATCAATGGCAAAGGTAAAATTGCAAGTCCAGGAAGTGAATCAAGAAGTTCTGATTTGAATTCAAAACCAAAGTGTGCAGACGCTTTTGTCATTAACTCCTTCACTTTACAACCTTGAAAAGTTCTTACTTTAGGAAATATTAATTCAAAAAATTGCTGTGACAACTTAATAAGTGCAAATAATAACAAACCAATTACAACTATTTGCGCAACAGCACAAACAGTAAGAGAAATTATATCTTCAACGTTTTCACCGGGGTCAACATTAGCTGTTGTAGCTTTAATTATTGCAATCACCGTTTGAGTAAGTGCTTGTGATTGGTTTATGATTTCACGTGTAACGTTGAAAATCCCAAGTGATAGAGAAATACCAAGTTCAACAGCATTGTCTTTTATGATGATATAGTCAATATCAGTTAAAGTAAAATTGACACCCGCATCAGCTAACATTTCAAAAGACCAACCTTTTGCTTGATCAAAGAAATTAGAATCACGCCTTTTCAACTTCAGTTGCGTTGTAATTCCCTCATAAAGCCCTGTAATATTCAACGTTTTGAAAGTTGGCTTTGTTGATGGGTCCCATAAATCGGCATAATACCGAATTATTGTACCGTCTTTTGTTTCAACATGTGCAGGAATTCCATTTCCAAGACCATTTTGATCAATCCAATCACGAATAATTTGAACACCTTCACGCGGAATTATCAACGTTAATGTTGAAAGTTTGAGTTCTTCAGGGTTGCTTCTGATCTTAAAATCGGAATGAAGACCAACGTTCAAGCCGTCGATTGGATTTATTTGTATGTTGTTAAGGAAGAATTTCATAGTTAATTTTCAATTCGTCTTCTTGTTTCAATCGTTTTGTTGTTTAATATCTTTTTTGTCACTAAGTAGACAAGATTGTCAGAAAGTTCTTCAACGTGTGAAGAAAAATCAGGAGTGTCGGCATACGCTTGTTTTAAATCACTCATGCCGTTCAATAGTGCTGACGCTTGCCACGCTGAACCACCGTTTGAATTTCGTTCTGCTTCATACATTAAAGCACCTCTGTCACGATCATGTGCAAGTTGTCCAAGTTCAGCGTTTGACATTCCATCAGGAATATTTGAGTTGTTTCCTTTATCAATAACACGTTCGAACGGATGAAGCATTGCGTGAAAACCGCCTTTTCCGTCAAGCCCTTGACCATGTGAACCAGTGTTTTCAATCCCTTTTTCGAATGCAGGAATCGTTGCAATGAATGCTTGAAGTAGTGAAATATCTGTGATTGTTTCAGAAAGTGGTGCTGTTGATCCTGCTTCAACCTTAGATTGATAGATGTCGTATGTTGTAGCAATCAATTGCCGTCTTTGCTTTGCTTTTTCTTCAGCAATACGCGCTTTTTTCAGTTCATTAATTCGCGCTTTTTCCGCTTTTAAAGATTGTTCTTTGTAATGTCTCCTTTTTTCGCTAAACTTTCAAGGTGTTCAAACTGTGATTGACGTGCAAAAATTTCTTCATTGATCTTTTCAATCCGTTTATCACTTTGTTTGTCAAGAAATTGTTGAA